GGTCGGGATCGTCCTTGTCACCCTTCCTCAACACCAGTTCGGAAACGCCGATGCCATGGATCAGGGCATCGCGGCAACACTCCACTTCAAGGTCTTCAGCCATCGAGGCATCGCAGATGGTGCGGATCACCTGGGTGGCGACCTCGGCGCCCTGCTCTCCATTCGGGGTGTTGGGATAGGCTTTGGGGTCGGTTCGAAGTCTGCGGATGGTACCGGCGAGAGAGTCGATCTTGCGTCCGGTGCGGTCAAAGGTGATCTGCGGCTGCTGCCGGCGTTTGAGAACCCGCAATTGCTCCATGGTCCACTGATCGACGTGGTAGTAGCGCCAACTCATTCTCTGTTCGTCGATTTCCCGTCCCTTGGCATAGGCATAGTTCTCGAAGGCGCGGCGCCGTTTGACGATCGAGGGATACGGATTGCCGTTCTTGTCATAACCCAATGGAGAAGTTGAGCCATCGGAGTACTGGCCGAGGTTGCCGGTCTCATCGAGAGAGATCATCTATTTGCCAAAGCCTTGCGGGCGAATCAGGTCCTGTGCACTAAGCGGCTCGTTTATTGGTTTTCTAAGCTGGTTCATTCTATCAGCGATGTCGCCGGCGGTTTGGCGATCGACATAGCGGCCGTGACTGGTGGCAAAGCCTTCAGTGTCTTCCATAGCCTCAAGAGCAGTATTTCTGTCCATAGTTGTCTTGAACGGAATATTGTTTGCCTTCGCGGCAGCTTCCACCGCATCCAGATGGTTGCGCCCAGTATAGATATTCCCCCTGTATCGCACCGCGGCACCGGTAATAGATTCCGGCAAGTCAAGGCGGCCGCCAAAGGTGCCGACCGCACCTCTTTCCGCCATCGGAGCTCCGCCCATCATCAGGGATTGCATGGCTTGCGCGGGCGCAATCATCTGCTCCGAGGTCATGGGCGTCGTTGAAGCCAGGGCCTGGCCGGGAGCCATGAAGCCTTGCAGGGCACGATTGCCCAGCTTTGCCAGTAATTGCCACACGGCCGGATTGGCTTCTCCCGTAGGATCATAACCTCCAAGTTGTGAAAGTGGCGGATAATCCGGCATACGTGACCCTTTATATATAGCGCGTGCTACAGCAGCATGTGATCCACGGTCTTGATCTTGCGCGGCTGGTAGCCGTCGTCAGGCAATTGCGGGATGGCGTTCTTCTTCAGTCTTGCCACCACCATGATATCCAGCAGTTGTCCCACCAGTCCCAGCGCATCGACCTGGTCGTCGTGTTTGGCGGCCGGGAAAGAAAGAAGCTCGGCAAGAAAGTCAGAGACCCAATTGGCGTTCTTGGGATAGTAGAGGCCGTCCAAAGCCATGCGGCCCTGGATACTGCGAGCCCTCACCGCCTTGTCGCCCCTTGAGGTAAAGGAGCGCCGGTTGACATAGATGCGCCGGGAGCGCATTCGCTTTTCCAGGAACGGGCCGACGCCCGATTTGATCTGGCCCGGCTCCTCGGCCCACTCCAGCGGATGATATTTCTGGCAGAGGTCACAGAAACCATCAACCCAGACATCGGCCGCAGCTTGTCTTCGCCAAATGTCCAGCAGATACATATTGTTGAGGTGGTCGATGCCGACCACAACATGCACGGTATAATCACCGCCATCGACGGTGACGGCATAGTCTGAAGCTCCATAAACTCGAAGCGTCGAATGATGTGGGATGATGTCACGCGGTTTCAGCCATTCTTCCTTGAAGAAATCACCCTCATCGGGGGCCGGGGCTTGCTGGTAAAGCGCGGACCAGATTCTTGGCGGAGTAGTGTCGCGAAGGCCAAGCAGTTGAGCACCATAGCCGTAGTCATCATCGCACCATAGAGGCTCGTCGAGGCTTCGAGAGAGCGCATCATCAACCTTTGCCAGTGCCGGCAGGGATACAATTTCCCAGGGTTCATGATTGAGGACTCTTCCAGCCAAATCGTCTTCGTGCCAACGGGTTTGAATCAGGACCTGGCGAGCTCCAGGTACCAGACGAGGACGGAAATCATTGAGATACCAATCCCATAGGCGATCACGAACCAGAACAGAGTCAGCGTCCTGTCGTGATCGGATGGGGTCATCGATCAATCCATACAAAGCTCTAAAGCCGGCAATACCGACATTGGCGCCGGCGGCATAATATTCACCACCGGAATTAAGCGACCAGCGGTTGACGGCCTGGTTGTCGTCCGAGAGTTTGATGCCGAGCGTCAAGCCGTTGTCGGCAATGATGTTTCGTACCCGTCTTCCCCAGCGCTCGGCCAATTCGGTGGTGTGGCTTGCCGCCAGGATCATTGCCTTATTGTCCTGGGCCAACAGCCAGGGCGGAAACAAGACACTGGTATAGGTGGATTTCGCGCTGCCGGGCGGCATAAACAACGCCAGACGGATGATATCCCCCCTGGCGACCGCCTCCAGCTTCTCAATAATCAAACGGTGATGGCGAGCCGGCTTATAGCCGTTGTGCTCGCACCACCGCTGCAGGGATTGGCGGATTTGCTTGCGGGCGAGGAATTCCTGCGCGCAGCTTTCCGCATCGAGAAGCGTCATGAATGATCACCGGTCAACAGGCAGTATCTGCAGGTCGGCCTCCATGATAGTCGCTTCCAATGCAAGCGGCCGCATACGACCAGCAAGTTCGACCAGGAATTGATCCAGCCATGAACCTTTCAAGAGGATATTGGTCTGGCAGCGATCATGGGCCTCACGAACTGCGTTTTCGAGTTGCCAGATTTTTTGTCCGAGTTCCTGATGCCGTTTTGGCTTTTTCATTTTGATGGCGCCGGATGCGGCACGTTGGGTACGCCCACCACTACCCAGCCGGTATCTTGACTCCAACCCATATGCCACTCGATCAACTTCTCCCGATCCGGGCTATCCGGCGGCAGAAAGATCGGCGGGGTCGGAAATGGCTCATTGCCTCCACCCCAGATCCCCAGTGGCGGTGGCGGGATTACAATCGGGTGCGAGGGCACGCCAGGTTCGACCGCATCCGGTGGAATCACAATCGGATGCGCCGGATGGCCGGGCGATGGCCAGATGCCCGGGGGAAGGTAAATCGGATGTTCGGGCTTGCCGCCGCCGAGAGAACCGGGAGGAATCACGATCGGATGTGCTGGATAGACCGGGATATAGATCGGATGCGTCGGCACACCCGGTGCGATCGCATCAGGGGGAATAACGATCGGATGGGCCGGAACTCCTCCGCCCGGAGCAATGGGATGCGCTGGATAGGGCGGTGGTCCACCAGGCGCGATTGGATGAGCCGGATAGCCTGGACTGGGCCAAATACCAGGAGGCGGCCCGCCCGGCGCGACCGGATGGGTAGGTTCTCCGCCACTTACCGGGGTAATTAACGCTAAAAACGGTTGCATATTTTCACCTCTTTCAATGGACGCGTTTCAAAACTGCAATTCGTACCCGTTCCTGCGGCGTCGGCTTCCGAACCCGCCAGACCCGCGATCTTCCGGATTTCTTCGAAGAATGATCTGACAGAACCCCCGCCTTGCCGCACGGACAAAACAAATAGTCGCCACAATGAGGACTTTGGTTACGACGCGACCGCACTCTTGAAATCCGCACGCAGCAGAACGGGCAAATCAGCCTGTAAACGCTGACGTCATTGACCAGCATGGGGATGAACATTGATACGATAAAGCAATTGCTTGCCATTATCCTTTAATAGCCTTCCCACTCCTGACGCTCCTCAAAAGTGGCAAATGGCTTGTATCTCAAGTGATCGCCTTCCCAGTACGCAAAAATAAACCACCGCCGACCATGCATCGACCGGCGGTTGGGATGAAAAACCGTCCTCATCAACAGCCCTTGCAAATATCGGGAGGGGGAGGAGGTGAGGGCGGAAGGTCTTCCACGGAAGAATGGGGCTTATCTGCCGAGGCGGGGAAAATGAATACTGGCATCGCCTCCCGCAATCAGGGTCAGGATTGCAATCAACACCAGAATCAACACAATCAGCCATACCGCCTGCTCAATCCGGTCCGGAATCTGGATCGCCATCACCGACCTCAACACCCAGAACACAAAGTAGATCACCGCGCAAATGACAATGACGCCAATCAGAATCCACAACAGTTGAATGGCTATGCCGATCATGGCAAACTCCCTTCGAAGGGGAAACCAAAATGGATTATAAAGCACAGCGGAAGCCCAGAAAGATCGCCACCAAGGCCATCCTGACAATTCTCAGGTTATTGAATCCTGATGACCGCTTCGCAGTAATATGCTGCGTATTTCGTCAATTCCCCAAAGGCCCGCACGCCATGCCATCCAAGATGGCAGACTGCCTGGTCGCAACTACCGAAATGGAGGAAGACCACTTTCGCGCCGTCTACTATGGTGAAGGCATCAAAGACGAATAGCCTTCACGTCGCCGTCACCACCCAGGAATACATCGTGTTGCCAAACAGGTCGAACCTCGTATACGGCGTCGGCGGATTTGAATTGCTAAACTCCAGCCGGTCAGCCGCTGCGTGCAGCATATTGGCAATGTCATGCTGTGCCCGCAACGATCCGTTCTGACCCGAAATCGATGGAATGTTCACCGTCAAGACAACCTGCATGTCTCCCTCCAAGTCCTCACCAGCTTGCGATCACTCACATCCGGACCAGCAAAACTGCTCAGGCAGCGCCCATCTCTGGTACAAATCTCTACAAAATAGGCGTCCTCATAAATCCTCAATAACCCGCACTGCCAACCGCTTCAACTCTAAATCCCAGTGAGGAACTTGAGATGTTTTCAAGAGAAAAATCCTTCATCGCCGGTTAGCCCTCAACCTCAAATCCCCGCCCACCAATTGACGCTCTTCCACGCGGAAGAGAATGCTCCGGGTCTGCCATCTCCCCTACATAATCCGGCCTCGTCAAACTCTCCCGCTCCAGCCCATCACATACCGCCATCACCATCCAATTGCGCGATAGATTCCGCCGACGCTATATACGAAACCAGCTCAAGTGCTGTTGTCATTATTCCCGAGTCTCCTTGGAAACCCCGATCAATAACTGCTGCATCCCATCACACAACTCCACCAAGGCGACCTCCTTGGTCTTCCTCCGGAACTCATCCAGCCGCTTCTGTAACTCAATGATCTTCTCATTGTTAGATATTTTCTTC